AATTCGCAACTCGATCCCTCCTCACCCGCACGCCTGTTCTACTCCCCATTGACAACCCTCCACAAACCTTGTACAATCGTTCGTAAATGAGCGCCAAAGCGCCAGCCGCCTGGGATCCCCAACCGAACGAGCCCCCGCGCTGGTACGCCCGATTTGAGATCTTCAGGAGCCTCGGTCCCCATCGCACTATCGAAAATGCATTCAAAATGACAGTAAACATCGAAGGACTCAAGGCAAAACGCCCCGGCGCCTCCTGGTACGACGCCGCCAAAACCTGGAGCTGGAGCCTACGCAGCGCCGCCTACGACGCCGACCAGCGCGACTACCTGCGCAAGCACGAGCATGACCGGCGCTTCGATGCACGCGAGAACCGCCTTGGCATGATCGATGAGCTACTGGCGTCTGTATTCCACGTGCTCACCCTGGCCGACCTGCCACAGTTGCAACGCGATGAAGCCCGCGCCTGGTTGCCCACCATGCGCGTATTTTTCCGCGACCTCGTGGGCGCTCAACGCGCCGAGATCGGCCTACCCGTCCAGCTAGAGCAGGAAGGCACACCAACCGCCACGTTTAACGCCGACGAGCTACGCCAGGCGCAGCGCGAGCTTGCCATCTGGCAGAAGCAGCAGCGCACCTACGATGCCGCCGTCCAACTGCGCGACGTCCTGGCCGCCCTCTACCCCGATGAAGCCAGCGCCCGCCGCATCGCCGGCCAGAGCCATCTAGACCTAGGCCGCATCGCATTCAGCCGCACCGCCGTAGACAACTGGCACGCCGTCATCACAGAAACCGAACACGCCGGCCGCCAGCATGAGCTTCTGACCGTTGTCCAGCATGAGTACCCAGAGAACCCCGCCCTGCGCCACGCCGCCAACATCTATCATCAGGAGTATTCGCCGTAGGGAATAGGAAATAGGGAATAGGAAATAGGAAATAGGGAAGAAGGAGACAAGGAAGAGATGAAACTGCAACACGTCCTACAGTCGCGTAAGTTCTGGGCCAGCGCGATTGCTCTGGCTGCAACCGCCGGCCTTTACGCCTCTGACCAGCTCACAGCCAAGCAGGCCAATGACGCCCTGGTGCTCATCGTCTCCGTCTACACCGGCAGCATTGCCCTCGAAGACGGGCTAACTGGCATCTTCGCATTGTGGAACCGACCCGACGCGCCGCAAATCGAACCCGAACTTGATGGGAAACCCGAGCGATACCATTGAAGAAGGAAAAAGACAGACAGAAAATAGGCAGAAAGGGCCAGCCGACGATCCAACCCATTCCGTTGATCCGCGCATCGAATGGCTTAAGTGCGCAGCCGACATAGCCTATTTCGCCATGACCTACGCTTACATCGAGAACGCCACCTTACGCCAATGGATGATCTTTGACCTGTGGCCTGCACAAGTCTCCACCCTGCGCGCCCTGGTCAGCGCGTCCAAGCTGGTCATCCTCAAGGCGCGGCAGTTGGGGTTATCGTGGCTGTGCCTCACGTATGGACTCTGGCTTATGCTCTTCCAAGCGCCGGCTACCGTGCTCCTCTTCTCGCTCAAGGAAGCCGAAGCCGTGGAGCTCCTGGACCGTCTACGTAAGATACATCAGCGACTGCCCGAGTGGATGCAGGCCAAGGCGATACTCCGCGACAGCACCACGCATTTGGAGCTATCCAACGGCAGCCGCGCCATGGCCTTCAGCACGCACGGCGGACGCTCCTACACCGGCAGCCTTGCCATTGTCGATGAAGCCGACTTCACGCCCGACCTGTCTACGTTCCTTGATGCGGTCAAGCCAACCATCGACGCCGGCGGGCAATTGTTCCTGGTCTCCACCAGCGATAAGAAGCGACCCGTCTCCACCTTCAAAAACCTATTCCGCGCCGCCCTACAGCGCACCGGCGACTATCAGCACATATTCCTACCCTGGAACGTTCACCCAGGGCGAGACGCCGCCTGGTACGCCCGGACGCGCGCCGAGATGTTCGCGCAGCGCGGCACCGACGACGACTTTTACGCCGAGTACCCGGCCACCGCCGAGGAAGCGCTTGCACCCGAACAGCTTGATCGCCGCCTGCCGTGGCCCTGGATCCAAGCCTGTTACGACGCCGATCACACGCAGATCGCCCACACATTGCCCGTCCCCAACCTGCGCATCTACGAGTCTCCCCAGCCCGGCCATTCCTACGTCATCGGCGCCGATCCCGCGGAAGGAAACCCGAACAGCGACGACAGCGCCGCCAGCGTCATCGACGCCGACACCTGGGCCGAAGTCGCCGCCCTCGCCGGCCACTGGGAGCCAACCGTATTTGCAGGCTATATCGACCAGGTGGGCCAGCACTACAACGCCGCCGACGTCATGCCCGAGCGCAACAACCACGGCCACACGCTCATCGCCGCGCTCAGGGACAGCGGCCACCTGCGTATCCTCAACGGTCACGACGACCGCCCAGGCTGGTTGACCAACATCAAGGGCAAGCCGATCCTCTACGACGCCACCGCCGAAGCCCTGCGCACGCAATCCGCACGCATACGCGACAGCGAGACCGCGTCTCAGTTAGCCAGCATCGAAGCGTCCACGCTCAGCGCACCGCAGGGTCTCCACGACGACCGCGCCACCGCCTACGCGTTGGCCATCGTCGCCCTTGCCCGCGGCGCCGGCGCCGCCAAGACCAGCACGGCCGTAGCGCCGGCCGATCCGCTACAAGAGTACGATCGGAACAGGTACTAATGGCCACCGCGCGCACAATCATCTGGGAAGTGTGGTCAATCGGCAGCCCCAATCCCTGTTCCTTCTGCTGGAGCCTCAACGGGCAGCTTTTTCGCCAAGGCCAAGGGCCGGTCCCTACCCTTAGCACGCACGCCAATTGCCGCTGTAGCCGCCACTATCACCACGCCGAGACAATCATGATCGACGACGCGCCGCCCAACACGCCCCCGCCCGAAGTGGGCGACACGCCCGGCCAGGCGCCCAACGCGCCGCGACCCAAGCCGAGTAAGCAGCCGACCATGCCCGTGCCCGTCCCGCCCATCGTGATTATTGTCGAGCCAAACAAGCCGCCGCCCGTCCCACCCATAGGCCCCGATCTCACGCCGCCAATCAACGATAAGCCGAAGCCGAAGAAAGAACGATGAATCCACTACAACGATTTGCGCTCTGGCTGTCGAATGCCGTGAATCTAGCCGCCGTCACCAACGTACCCGTAGGACGCAAAAACGACGGCCTGGTACGTTCTCCACAGCTAGGCACACTAGATAAGCCATGGTGGCAGCTTTTCCGCGAATTCGAGGATTCGCGCGAAGCCTGGGCCAAGAACCCCATGGCGCGCCGCCTGGTCGGCCTGATCACCGCCTACGTTGTCGGGCCAGGCATCACGTTGACCAGCACCTACGACCCGCTCAACCGCTTCATTGCCAAATTCTGGACGCATGAGCAGAACAACATGGACCTACGCCTGGCCGAGTGGTGTGACGAGTTGACCCGCGCCGGCGAGTTGTTCCCCGTGCTGTGGACCAACGCCGCCGACGGCATGAGCTACGTTCGCATTGTGCCAGCCTGCCAGATCGAGGACATCGAATATCGCCCCGACGACTACGAAAGCGAGCTACGTTACAAGCAGCCACAGGAGCCGGGCCAGGAGCCACGTTACTGGCTATCGCCCGACGAAGCAAGTAAGCAGGAAGGAAGTAGGGCGGAAGGAAGTAGGCAGGAAGGCGCAAGCGACGATCCGAACTATTTACTATCTCCTTCTGCCCCTTCCGCCCTTCCTCCCTGGATGTTGCACTACGCGGTCAACCGGCCCATCGGCGCAGTGCGCGGCGAAGGCGATCTAGCCCCGATCTTGCCCTGGTTACGCCGGTACAATGGCTGGCTGGAGGACCGGGTCAGACTCAACGCCGGCATGCGCTCATTTCTCTGGATTATCTACGCCGCACGCTCCAAGCTCACCGAGCTGCGCGAACAGTACGCCGCGCCGCCCGAACCCGGCACGCTCATCATTGCCGAGGAAGGCGCGGAGAAGTGGGAAGCGGTCACGCCCAGACTCAACGCCAGCGACGCCAAAGACGACGGGCGCGCCATACGCTGGATGATTGCCGCTGGTGGACCGGGCACAGCCTTGATCGATTTCGGTGAGGGCGAGGAATCTGGCCTAAGTAAGGGCGCCGACGCCTCCGAGCAGCGCCGCCGCTTCCTGACCCGACGCCAGGAGTATTTCGCCTACGTGCTGGCACATCTCACGGTCACTGCATACAATCGTTGGCTGGACACCACCGGCCACCGCGGCCGCGGACGCCGCGCCACGCTGCAAGACATCCTCGTGCAGAAGCCCGACATCTCACCGGCCGACAACGAGCGCCTGGCCACCACCGCCACCAACCTGATCCGCAGTCTCCTCGACCTGCGCGGCTTCGTCGGCGACAGCGAAGCCCTGCAGCGCTTCGGCCTCCAGATGTACATCCGCTACACCGGCGAGAGCGTCACCGAGTCTGAGTTTGCCGCGATCCTGGCCGGAGAGAAGGAAGGGCAGGAAATAGCACAGAAAGAAACACAGGAGAAAGGACAGAATGATAACATCCCGTTTTGAAGAAGAAAAAGGAAATAGAGACACGGCCGTCCCCTCCGCCCTACTTTCTAACTCCTCTCCGCCTACTTCCTACTCCACCCGTTTTAGGACATTGCCGAGTCTCGGCGCCGGCCTGGTCGACGACAAGGGCACGATCTACAACGTCAGCCTGGCTAGCACCGGTGAAGCCCTGGGTCACGATTTAATCTTCGATGACACAAGCCTCCAGCAGATCGTGGAGATCGCCAGTCGACAAACACGCGGGGTCAAGAGCCGGTACACCCACCCAGGGTTAAGCGCGGACGGTCTAGGCAAGTATCTCGGACGAGTCCATAACGTCCACCTCGTCCATAACAAAATCCTCGGCGATCTGCACCTATCCGCGCTTGCATCGAAGTCACCGCAAGGCGATCTGGGCGCCTATATCCTGGACATGGCACGTAATGAGCCCGAGTCCTTCGGCATGAGCCTTGTCCTCGACCTGCGCCGCGTCTGGCTGGATGTCCTCGGCGATGAGCACGACGCCGACGAGAGTAGACCCATAGACGCCACCACCCGCCACCCGCTCGCCCGCGTCACCGCCGTGATCGCCTGTGACTGCGTCGACGAGCCCGCACTCAATCCCGATGGACTATTTTCTATTCATCTATCCCGCTCCAACATCCTATCCGAGGAGGTGTACAGCCAGCTTGACGAGTTCCTACAGCATTACGACGTGTCACCCCAACGAGCCTATGACTTCGCCCTGCGTTACCTACAACGCCGAGGGCTACAAGTTCAACAAGAAGGAGTCAACATCATGAGCGATGAATCTGTCACGCTCACAACCAACGAGCACATCAGCATCACCAACGGCAGCGCCAGCAACGGCACTCTCACCGTCCAACCCGTCCAACGCGATTGGCTTACCGCCCAGGCCGCCGCCGCGACGCAAGCAATCCTCGCCGCCAGTGGACTCCCCAAACCGGCGCGCGACCGCCTTGCCGCCCAGCAGTGGGCGCACCCCGACGACTTAAGCGACGCCATCGAAGGCGAGAAGGAGTACATCGCACAACTCAGCGCGCAGCAGACGATCCACATGCCCAAGCCCCTTGGCGGTGGACGCATCGACATGCGCACCGGCCTGGACGAGATGCAGTCCATCAGCGACTGGATTTTCGGCGTCAAGGCGTCCAGTCTGCCCGAGCCGCGCATGAGGCGCGTCGACGACTGGTATCGCTTCGTCACTGGTGATCTTGGCTGGCAGGGAGTATTCCACCCCGAGCACGCGTTCGCCGCCGCCAGCACGACCACCCTGGCCGATCTCGCCGTCAACGCCATGAACAAGGTGCTGATCGAGACCTACGACACACTGGGCGTATATCGCTGGTTCGAGCAAGTAGTCACGGTACAACCGAACGACGGCACGCTGTATGACATGGCCTGGATTACCTTCGGCGGTATCGCCAATCTCAGCCGCGTAGCTGAAGGCGCCGCCTACTCCGAGGCCACCGTGGGCGACGTGCGCGAGACCGATGCCTATATCACCAACGGCAACTATGTCGGCATCACGCGCAAAATGTTGCGCAACTCCGACATCGCCCGCATCCAGGCCGTACCCAAGGCTTTGATGGTAGCGGCCATCCGCACACGCTCCAACGACATTGCCGGCATCTTCACACAGGCCAGCGGCACCGGCCCCACGCTGGACCAGGACTCTGTGGTCTTGTTCCACACCGCCACCCATGTCAACCTGTTGACGACCGCGTTTAGCGTGACATCCTGGGCAGCCGCGCGATTGGAGTGCTTCAAGGGCACCGAGATCACGTCCGCCAAGCGTCAGGGTCTGTGGCCCAAGTATTGGCTGGGTCCCGCCGATCTCTACGACTCCGCCCTAATCACCTTTGGCTACGGCGCAGGCTACAGCGGCTATCCTGGCACTGGAAACAACGACGTCAACCCCTACGCCGAGAGCAGACCCGGAGACCCGCGCCCCATCCCGCTTGCTGTGCCGGAGTTCACCGACGCCACCGACTGGGCCTATCTCGCCGATCCGAGTCTGGCGCCGATCCTGCAAATGAGCTATAGCCAGAACCCAGGCGGACGCACGCACCCCATGCCCGAGTTGTTTAGCGCGCCAGAAGGGACCGGCCTACTCTTCACAAATGACGTGCTCCCGATCAAGATTCGCGACGAGTACGCGTTCGGCGTCAGCACCTACCGCGGCATTGGCAAGAGGAACGTTGCATAGGAAATAGAGGATAGAAAATAGAAGATAGGTCGGAACGCTCCTCCCTCTTTTCTACTTTCTTCCGCCCTATTTCCTCCACCTAGACTAACAAAGGAGACACACCCACAATGGATGGAATGAGATTTACCTACTGCGTCCACATCCACGGCACCTTGGCCGCCAACGCTAAGGGCAACATCAAGCTGCCGTGTGACTGCTCGCTCGTGCACGTCAGCTTGTGCAACAGCGCCGCGACCAACGCGCTATTCACGCTCGGCACATCCGCCGACGTAGACGGCATCCTCGTATCCGCCGACGTCGGCGACAGCGATGTCCCCAACATCTTCGAGCCCAGCGCCTGGACCGGCGCCCTCACACGCGTAGGCGACCCGTATCACATGGATAAGGGCACGAACCTTGATTGGGACCTCGACTTTGACGGCGCCTCCGGCACCGCCGCCGGCAATTTCGCCATGGTACTAACATTCACGGAAGGGTAGGAAGGGGAGAAGGAAAAAGGAAATAGGAAATAGGAAATAGGAAATAGGAAATAGTCCGGACCGCTTCCTATCCGCCTACTTCCTTCCTCTCCACCTACTTCCTTCCTCTCCACCTTTCCACCTATCTTCTTACCGGAGGAACTCACATGACCCACAACACGCGCCACCCGCGCCTGCAATACGCACTCGTGGCCTTCACGCTCGTAGCCGCCCTCGTCGCATCTATCCTCATCGTGCGCGTAGTAGGCGCCCAAGAAGAGGGCGAAACACGCTTCACGTACGTCTACTTAACCCGAAGCCTGTACGCCGTATCCAACATCACCGCCGGCACCGGATTCATCACGCCAGGCGATATCAGCATCGGCGACGACGCCACCGTTACCGACGACCTGACAGTTAGCGACGACCTGACCATCGGCGACGACGCCACTATCACCGGCACCCTCACGATAGTCGACGACCTGACCATCGCCGACGACACCACCCTGAGCGGTGACGTCAAACTAACGGCGCAGACGGCCATCACTACCACGAACGGCGCGGCCTTCGCGCCCACCGGCGCATACCAGCCAATCGGCGCGGCCGGCACGGTCACGCCTACTATCACCGTCGCGGCAGCCGGCGTTCGCACCACCATTTGTAACGAGGACAACGTGACAATCAACATCGCCGACAGCGGCACAGCCAAGCTAACCGCCGCCTTTGGCATGGGGCAATATGACTGTCTCTCCCTGCAGTCGGACGGCACTAACTGGCTCGAGATCAGCCGAGCGAACAACTAGAGGAAATGCTTAATGGTGAACGGTTAATTATGAATGGTTAATGCCGGAGGTCACGACGCCGCCCTTCTCCGTCATTAGCAATTAGCAATTCACCGTTAGCAATTCGAAGGAGGGTTTATGTCCGACTACCTACACCGAATCGCCGCCGGCGAGACCTTCGACACGGTCCAGGCGATCCGCATCCTTGCGCAGACCATAGCGCAGATGATCGACCTACGCCCGCGCACCGCCATGATCGCCGAGCGCACCGCCAACACGCCGCCCCAGCTCCAACGCCTCTACGCCTTACTTGCCACGGCCGGCTACGACACACTCAACCAGGTACGCGCCGCCAGCGATGAGGACCTCGGCAAGATCCCCGGCATCACGCGCAAAGGCTTAGCCACCATCCGCGCCGACACCAGGGACACGGAGGGCGAATTATGACCGAGACAAAGAAGGAAATGGAGGGGAAGGAAGTAGGAAATAGTCCGGACTTTCTCCCCGCCTACTTCCTACTTCCTACTTCCTACTTCCTGGAGACTACGCCATGATCGATCTTATCCAGTGGTCCACCGGCGCCGCCGCCGGCGCAGCCGGCAGCGCCACATCAACCGGCTACAGCATGCCCGTACGCGGCAAGGTTCTCGCGGTACACGTCGACTATCAGGACAGCCCGCCGGCCACCACCGACATCACGCTATCTGACGAGAACGACCCCGCCGCCGAGAACATCGTCACCCTGGCCGACCAGGCCACCGACATCAAGGTCTATCCGCGCCGGGTGCTTGAGCAAAACAACGGCACCGATCTACTCTACGCCGCCACGTTCAACGTATACGGTCACTACGTCGTGCATGGGCGCCTGAAGGCCGTGATCGCCCAAGCCGACAGCCCAGACTTCGCCAACATCAGCGTGTGGCTTGAGTGCTAGACAACTATGCCATCCTTGACCCTGACCGAGTACCGCGCCGACCTCGACAATATCCTCGCCACCGCCGTCGACTCATCCACGTGGACGACGACGATCAAGGATGAAGCCCTGCGCCAGACGCTGGTCCAGTTCGCAGAGAATGGCCCCGTCTACGAAGCCAGCTTCACCGTCACCAGCACCGCCTACACAGTGGACCTCAGCACGATCACCAGCATTCACGAGATTCTAGCTATCGCCTATCCGTGGAGCGACGGCGAGTATTTCGAGGACTACATCACCCCCTATCGCTTGACCGACGATCTCATAATTCGCAGCGATGAGCAGTTCCAAAGCGGTGAAGTGATCCGCGTGCGTTACCACAAGCTGCACCTGATCACCAGCCTGGACAGCGCCGC